TCTCACAACATAATTATCACCACCATAAGACTCACTAACATCTGAATAAGACCAAGAAGGAGTTTTTATATTCCATAAGAAGTCCCCTGCTGCTGATCCCCAAGGAATAGCTTGATAGGTAGCGTTGTCTGCTGTATTATCTCTTGTGTTGATATAATATGCTTCCGGACCAAAATCTGAATCATCTGGAAAGTTAATAAAAGATTGTGATATGTCAGGAAATGTACCATTTTGTAAAAACCAGTCTTCTGGAAGATAGCCTTGATATATAGGATTCCCAGTACTGTTATTACTCCCTGTTGGTCCTAATCGTTTGTAAAATAAATCAAATGCTCGTGTTATAAATGCCATAGTTAAGGAAAAGGGAAAAATATATTTTGTGCATACCTACCTGGGTCATATATGAAGAATACCTTGTCAGTTTGACAAGTGTTGGAAGGTATTTCAGCTTTTAAATTTAATACTACATCATCTAAGAAAGTTGCATACTCAGACTGAGTTCCTGTATAGTCAAAGTAGTCTATTTTGAAGTCTAAGGATTGTGAAAGTTGTGCAGTGTTAGTGAATTCAGTAGGTAAAGGTACTGCATACTGAATTATCTTTGGTGTGAATCCATTAAGTGTATAAGGTTTGATACTCACTTCACTGAGGTAGGCACTTCCAGATATGTTTGACATCTCATCTATTACTCTTGATCGAAATACAGGTTGACCATAACCACTACCATCTGTTTCAAAGTCAAATATCACCTTTCCATAGTATTTTCTAGTTGGTCTATCGTTTGATATCTTTCCTATGTATTTTCCAAACCTATTTTGAGCTTCCGAGTATCTTTGTTTCTCGTTATTTATAGATCTATTAAATCCTCTAGGATATACTTGAGGAACAGTTAGATGGGTGTTTAATGGATCACTATTCATATATACCTCAAGCTCTGTGTATGGGTCGAGCGTTAAATATAGACCTATAGTATATACCTGATCTGCATTATAATTTTGATTATACTTTGTTGTTAATACTCTGGATTGTGATCCTGAAGCTCTTAGTCCTACTGCTTCTATTAAAGGATTATTAGATATGGATCCAGTTATAATGTCAAAACCTGATGCATCTTCTTGATAGATGAACCAGTAAGTATCTAAAATTGTCTGAGTTGTGAAGTGACCAATCATTCTGTAATCAGACTCATGTCTAGCGTAGTTTACACCATTTTTATAAGCGGCATCTGTAAGATATTCTACTGGACTGACTACTTGATCATTTAATAGTTTATAATCTCCTGTTGAAGCGCCAGTCTTCATAGAAGTTTTAATTCTATATATCTGCCCACTTATAGGGTTAATATCGCTAAATGTAAATTCAACATAAGATTGACTCACAGTTGAACTTGTTACAAAAGTTGTTACTGTTGGTACATAGGCAATACTAGCTGAGAATGTTGTTGCTAATTTGTAGCTAAATGTAGAGGCTTGGTTTCTTGATAAACTATTATTGTTTATGGTATTTATCTCCAATGGTTTAGATAAAACAGCTTGTCTGTCATTAACAATCTCCACTATTGTAGAGTTGTACCTGCTTAATTGATCTGCAACATTCTCAGAAGCGGTTATTCCTGGTGGCAATGCTGGTAAGAGTCTTCTTGGAGTGGATCCTGAATTAACAAACTCAAAGTAGCCACCTAAATGTTCCTTTTTAAAGAACGAGCTGGTTGAGGTTGCTATTGTATTAAACCTTGTTGTGTAGTTAATCATATCCCCATTTTGGATATCTGAATCTTTCATCCTCACTGCTGTAGGAACACTATTCATAGTCATCGACTCTCCTTGTGGATTAATTTTTATAGCCTTCAGTCTAGGATCTAATATATCCGGACTAGAAGCAAAATCCCTGTCATATCCAGCAAAATTTGATGTGTTTATAGTCAAAAGACTAGAAGATATTATAGAGTAATTGTGGGCACTTCCAGTACTGGTTGTACCTACTGTTGTTGGTATGACAACCTGTGCTACTGCTATTTTTGGTGGTTCATCAAATATAAGGTCAGCATTATTTCTCTCGAATGGGAGTATATTAAAGCGCTTTGTCCATCTGACATTATATTGTCCTTTTTCACTCTCAGGTATTGGCCTTCCTTGTAGATCAACTACCGCTTCACCAACAAAATAAGCTGTAGCTACTCCTTGAGCTGTTATGTCATATATATCAAAAGATATATAATAGTTGTTAAACCTATCTACAAAGTTAACAACTTCACAGAATACATTTTTTCCTGCTGAGTCTTTAATCTCAAGATCGATGGAGGATCTAAGTTTTAGACCCAATCCATTACCTTTTAATTTTATAGTATGTCTACCACCTCCTACAACTAACGGAAAAGACTCTATATTAAAGTAGTTAAGTGAGTTAGTTGACGTATCCTCTACATAATACTTTGTAGTATCGTATCTTTTTGGTTGAGGTATTTTGTATGTAGATAGTATTCCCATTTCATATAAGTATCACCTAACAATTTATGTAGCTAGAATCTCCGCTAGTATCGATGGTAATTATGTTATCAACCATATCTCTAACAACATCAATATGAGATATGATAAGATCAAATCTAAACAAATCTTTCATATGATTGAATAAAGTATGCATTGAGTTTAAGTTACTGCTATCCAACACTCCTAAACCCTCATCAATTGCAATAAAGTCCGGTTTTGGTAGATTTGTTATCTTAATCAAAGCTATACGCAAAGCTAATGAAGATAAGAATCTTTCCATACCTGAGCTAAGTTCCAATGGCCACTTAGCATCATCATAGCAAATAAATACATTGATGTTTTTTCCATCCATCTCCAACTCAACAGTAAAATCAATGATTTGGTTCAATATATTGTTAACATAGTCTTGAATGTACGGAATAGCTTTACTGATCAATGTATAAGGTATACCATCCTTACTCATGCTTTTGCAATACAAGTCATAAGCTACTTGTTTATCTAACAATTCTTGCATGTGTTTGATAGAATTATCACATTCTAGCATGATTTGCTCAGCTACTTTTATTTTTGCATGATATTCCTTTACAACATTGTTAGCCTTAGACAGATCTAGCTTTTTTAATGTTATTTTGCCTTGTATATCTTTGATTTGCGAGTGTATCTTTTTGTTATTGTTCAATATAGCAACATTATCATTATACACCTTTATATCGCTTTTTATCTTGTCAATTTTATGTTCTTGAATATCTACATCCTTCTGTAATTGATCATAGCTGTTCTTCCATCTCTCAACACTCAAACCAGCCTCTTTTTGTTTTTGTACCAATAGTTGAATACTATCAGCTTGTTCTTGAATGCCTTTGTTTTGTTCAATAAAGTCACCTACACCTTTTAGTTTTTGCAAGAAATCATGAATAGTTTGTTTATCATTCTCCAACTCTTGTTTTGTCTCAATAGCATCCTTAACAAAGACGTTAGAAGTACAGTACTTGCAGTTTGGATCATACTCATGTTGTTTCAACTTTTCCAACTTTGAAAGCTTATTTGAGATTGTAAGCTTCATTGTACTTAAAGTACTGTCTAACTTAACTTTCTCTTGAATCTTAGCTGTGTATTCCTTGTACAATTCAACATCAAAAGCTTTTTTGTGATTGTTTAAATCAGTGTCAATTACCTGGAGAACTTCTGAGTCATCTTGTAATTGAGTTTGACATTTCGAAGATGACTCTCTTAGTTTAGCTATGTTTTTTGTTGCTAATTCTAGATCATTCTCTAATTTAACTATATCTAATCCATCTGCAGTACAAGGTTGTAAATGCTTGTTAAGATCCACTAACTCAGCATTTAACTCATCCATTTCATGTTGAACTTCATCCAACCTTTCTTGAGCTTCTGTGAGCTGTTTTTTGTTTATTTCATGTGAATTCTCTGCATCACCTAGCTTTGTTTCGAAGTCTTGTTTTTGGTACTCTTCTAATAGAACTCCTGCTACTCTATTCTCTTTGTTAGCTAGTTCATACAATGCATCAAATATCTTTAAATCCAAGAAATTAGCTAGTAAATCCTTTCTCTCTCCTTGAGTCTTGTCAATGAAGTTAGAGTTGTTTCCTTGTAAAGATAAAGCAGTTAAAATAAAATCTTCAAAGGTACCTACATAACTTTGTATGATCTTATCAGTATCCCTTCTTTGTTCACCATTTAAAGAGGTTTTATTACCTTCTGCATCTTCTTCCCAGAAGTCAATATCAACTCTTAACTTACCAGCTAATGGACCTTTTGCATAACGTGTAGCTTTTTTCTCTACAACATAATCTTTTCCTCCTAATTCAAATCTAAACCTACAATGGAAGTTATCTTTCTTTCTATTTAAGACTTGTTCTGCTTTGCTAGCTCTGAAGGAATGATCAAATAAACAAAAACACAAAGAGTCTAATATTGCTGACTTACCTGCATGATTAGGTGCAAATATTCCACAAGTACCTTCTAGTTTTTCAAAGTTTACTACGTTGTTTTCACCATAACTAAACATGTTACTAAACTCAAACTTTTTAGGTTTCCATATCACATTACGTGCTGTTTCTCCTTGATTAAGAGCTTGATTAAAGTTTACATTGATCTTTAGGATAGTATCTCTTAATTCATCATCTACATTGAGTTGATTCAAGTAATCTGTTAGTAATTGGTTTTGATACTGAACATTTCTCACATCTCCTTGGTGTAGTGATTCTCCATACAAAGAGTTGTTTGCTTGATTACTGTTCTTATCCAATCTCTGAACTACTGCATCACTGATCTTGTATAGTTTTCTTATGGTTGCTAGTATTCTTTTAACTTCAGCAGCAGAAGTGTTTCTCGTTCTTACTCTAAGGTTTGTCTTGTGTGTTATTGGTAATCTGTCAGGTAATACCCCATCAACAATGTCTAAAGTATAGAAACCATAATCATTATAGATATCGTGAAAATCATATGCAATTTGTCCTGGTTTTGAAAGATCTACTAAAGCATATCCGTGCCCTTCAAAAGACTCTCCAAAGTTTTGTTGTACAAGACTGGAAGGATAAAACATGATAGGCTCACTTTTAGATAAGACTTGTCTTTTATGAATATCTCCTAATAAAACTAGGTCATATCCTGCAAAGGTATCCCAATCTAATCCATGAGATAAAAACAATCCACTGTCAACTTGACTATTAGCAACAGTACCGTGATACATTGCTATCTTACATTTATAGTTTGCATCTTCAGACACCTTATCTGCAGTGATGTAAGATTCTTTTTCATCTAATAAAGACATCACACTAATACAAACATCTCCTATTTCATACAAACCTGAGTTACGTAAATAAAATAAATTAGGATGTCCATTAGCTTCTACTATAGGAGTTAATGCATCCAATCTGTTATTGTTATTTAAGTTAGTGTCATGATTACCAGTGATTACAATTGTAGGTTTTCTATCAGCTAATTCTTTAAACAAATAAGAAACCATGTTTATTAATTCCGGACTCATATCCGTCTTAGCATGAACAATATCACCTCCTACAGTTACGATGCTATTCTCAGGTAATGCATCGACAGCTTTGAATAATTTCTTGAAAACTTCTTTGAATTCGGTGTGTCTCTTCCAGTTTCTTAAATGTATGTCGGAGATGTGTAGAATGTGATCTACTTTTTTTAAATTACATTTGATGGTGTTAATCATATAGACATTTTAAATTGTATTAAACTAAAGAAATCAACTGGTTTTGCATTGTTTATGGCCCTTACCATTTCAATATATCCTACTTCACTTGGATCTTTTCCTGACAGTTGAATTAGATAAACCTCAATATTGTTGTTCAAAAAATACTCAATCTCTCTAACTGTATCCTTGAAGGCATCTGCATCCAATGCTAGATACACTCTTGGTACTCTTTCTGTTAAAATCTTGGTTCGTAGGCTATTCATTATATTCTTACCAAACAATGGAATAGCATTCCTCTTTGTAGCTATAGCATCAAAAGCACCTTCAACAATCACAATAGGCTCTTTCCAATTAATTTGATTCTCAAAGCCTATTATATCCTTATTTACAGGTGGATTTTTGTGTTTTATAGCAGACCCTTCATAATAACTCCTACCCACATAAAAGTTTATCAGATTAGCTTCATTATAGCTAGGGATGATTAGCATTCCAGCATATAACCCTTCTTCACAATAACCTACCTGATACCTTAAAATATCCATAGGAGTCAGCTTTCTAACATTTAAAGCATAGTGTAGAGCATTTTTGTAATCTGGGGTATTATGATTTACCCACAATGGTTTATAGTGCTCTGGCAGTCCTACAAGCTCTCGATGCGATGAAACATCTTTGAACTTAGAATCTCCGTATATTTCTTTTATTTTTTGGAAGGATTCAGTTGGAGCACTACTCTTAGTAAGTAAAGAGCCTATTGTTTGACCTTTACTTGAACACACCCAACAATGCCACTTTTGAGTATTAAGATTTACACACAGCTTTCTCTTTGGATGGTTGCAAAAAGGACAATAGTAGGTGATTTCCCCACTAGTCCTGTGTTGTTGACCAGAGCCTAAATGCTCATCTATAATATGTTTTGCTTGTAAAAGATTTATAGTCATATAAGAACTATACGAATTTTATTCCACATTGCAAAGTTATTTTAACCATGCATCAGGAATAATCTTATCCGCATAGATAAAACCATATTTTATACACCAGTCAGCGTATGTAGTTTTAGATCCCTTTCGAATCTTATTTTTAGAGTTTTGAAACACAAACCGGATATCTAAACCAGGATGTTGTTGTTTTATTAATATATGCTTTTTTCTGTCTTCTACAACAAATCTACCCTTAGTTTCTACAAAAATTCCATTAGGTAATCGAAAATCTGGTGTGTAAGTGTGATCTGTAGCTGGGATGATGTACTTTATTTTGTGTTGCTCGTACTCTCCATCTATATCTTTCTCAGCAAGAAGTGTGTTGATGTCCTCTTCAAGACCACTACGATAGCCATTAATGACGGCATTCTGTCTTTTTGTAAACTTTTTTCTCTTCATAACTTGTGTTTAATTATTTATCGTACTTTATAATAAATGTCGTATCTACATTTCTCGGTGTCTGTATTGGCGTACTTAACTTTCCAATCACTAATAGCCTACCTGAATCATCATATAAACCAATGCTTGTCACAAAAGGTCTGAAATAGGAACTAGTTACAAATGGTTTAAAAACATAAGTACCTTTCTTTGGATCAAACTCTTGCAAGGAAGGGTTAGAACTCATACCAAAATCTCCTGGTCTTACTGTACAGGAAACTTCAGTTTCCCATATAGTGTGAGTACCTCTCAATTCCACATCATTTACTGTGGCAAATCTGGTAGGTATGGCTGTCAATGTCAACATACCATGTCTATAGAATATGTTACCGACTTTTAAATTACCTACTCCTACAGTTCGATATAATATTTTTACATCATTACTAGACAGATGCTGCTTGTACAACTTAACATTATCAATCATCCCATTAAAACCCTCTGTAAACGTGTAAGAGTTACCTATAAATATATTCGAGAGATTAGATGCTTCTTTATTTTCTATATTACATGTTCCACTTGCAACTGTGTATTGTGATGGATTATCAATACTAGTTACATAGAGATTGTATTGTGAGCCTGACTTGGATAATGCTACATGATATAACTCATCTGTATTGAGAGCTAGTCCTGAAGCTTCCAATTGGAAGAAGTTATCTGTTTTACTTCCTCTTTCAAAGGATATATAGCTACCAGTTGTAAATGTTAATTTATATGGTACTTTGTTTGGTACTGGTTGTGATACTAGATTTCCATTATCATCAACTCGCAACTCCTCAACTAAGCCTTGTTTTGTTATTAACACTGATCCTAAAGGATTTGTTGGTATCTCTGTAGGTCTAATAACCATACTAATAGCAAAGTCAGAGTTTTCAAAGTTATAATAACTATTGTATTCTCTTGTAACTGTTGGTATAATTTCTAAACTAGAGCTTAGAGATTGTGTGAAGTGCATTGTCGCTCCAAGAAGATTTGAAGTCGTTGCATAATCTCCAGCAGCTTTAGTAGGCATAGATACTTGTATGTTACTATATATTCCTCCCATTAACCACTCTCCTCTATGGAAACTTGCAGTTAAAGTAGTAACTCCCTTATCAACATATTTATATAAATCATCAAAAGGCCAAACTGCAACCACATCTTTTGTCACAGACGTTTTATACTGAGTGTCAGCATCTCCTACTGTCTCGTTCCAATTAGTTAAGTAAGGATTTGTTTCAGTAGCTGTTATCTGTAGATTTCCAGTTAGATCATCTTCAACTAACCAAGAACCACTTAAACCAACATTAGTTTGATTTTGATAGGCTAAGGACCAACTCATATTTATTTTAGTAGATCCTATAGAAACAGCTTCACCAAACTTTGATTGTGGTATGCTTATGATAGTTGCATAATCCTCAAGTACCCTCTCTTCCGTATTAATATCCCCATCTCCAAAAGAAGCTCTATTATTTGTATAGTAGTTTCTATAGAATAGATGGTCAATGGACTTATGTACAACACGTTGAAATTTACCATTAGCAGTTGTAGGTTCTTGATCGTCTGTGAAACTACCTTGACTGAATCTTATGTTTGATGGATTGTGATCAGCTTGATATAATGCGAATGCAGATCCGGTTAACGATCCACTTGGAAAAGAATCAAACCATTGCTTGTAAGTACGAAAAGGTGTGATTCTTATATCTGACTGATCTAAACTTTTAAATATGCCTGCCATTTACTATAAATATATACATAAAAAGAAACCCTCCAATTACTGAAGGGCTTCGGGCCTAGTGATACTCTCAAAAGGGGGGTTAATTTTAATAGTCCAATTTTACCTTTATAAGTGCTTCACGATTGAAAGACTTTAATAAAGGTTTACTTAACTTAGCTACCGCTAATAATTCATTAGACTCACTATACATACCAATTGTGGTAATATAAACACTTGGATTACGTAACATACTTGCATGCAAGAATGTTCCTGTACTTCCGGTTACAAATGTTGGATTGTTTGAGAAGTTAAATTCTCTATTTGTTACTCGGACAAAGTAATGAGTAGATGTTACTTTTTCCTCACTTCTAGCTCCAAAATAAGATGATCCAGATATGCGAAGTGACATTGTTACATGATTTCTTGCTTGTACTCCTGATGCCGAGTTGAATGGAACACCTAAATTACTTCTCAATAAACCAGCATGGAATACCATAACACCTTGGTCTGGATAGAATAAACCATATTGAGTATTTGATGCTGTTACTCCACCAGAACCACTATATATACCAAATATTCTACCTGACTCATTTATGCTAGCTAATTCACCAGCTCCACTACCATCAATAAAACTACTGTAAGATGCAGTAAAGCTATTAGCAGAACCACTTCCCAATCTTATCTCCCAATTACCTGGGTCTAATTTTTGTCTGAAACGAGCTCGTGAAATATTAATCACTGCTATTTCGTTAGAATCTACTCCACCAAAAGAAAATACACTGTCTGCTGGTGTTAGTAACATATTTTTATACTGAGAGTAAATAGCCCTCGATGGTGTATCATTAGCATTATTACCTACTGTACCAGGGTCTCCAACAGAACCACTACCTTGTTTATGTCCATAAGCAAGCGCAAACTGTACTTGAGCATTTGCTGCTGTTGCTGGATTTCTATGGTATACATTTACATAATAATCTCCTGATTGAGATAGCTGTGTTGTTGATGTGAAGAAACCAACTCCATTAGCTATGGAGGAAGATAGCGGATTTATATTTTCAGACCACACAGGTTGAGAGATGGTTTGTTGATCTCCTAACACTATATCATTCTCTGCATTAAAATTTTTAAATATCATTTTTTATTTTATTATGTTGGTTAATCTATTCTCCAAAAGTTGCTGTCACATCAGTCGTACCAGTTAAACCCGTTCTAGGTATTATTGAAACTGTTCCAAAGTTTCTAGGATCGACTGTTATAGATACTGTTTTGAATCCACCAGTCTCATTACCAATAATAGTTAATAAAGCACGTTTTTGGGTCAAACCTACTTGATTTTTTGGAGTTACAATGAACCTAAGACCTATGACTGATTTAGATTTACCTGCTGTAGTTATACTACCTACTTGATCTGATAAGAATGTCATACCAGTACCAGTAGAATTTACCTCTGCACCTGGTGCTACTCTAATGTCTGCAACTGTGTCATCACTTAATATTGCAGTATACCCTAACGTAGAGTTAGCACTTGCATAATTTTGTGGAGCACTTGGTGATACGGTTATTTCTTGTGTTAAGGCAGTGAATGTAATAGCCTCAGGTGAAATTGTGATAACAGGAATTCCTGTCGCATCCTTAGGTAGGGTAATAAGCTTATATCGAAGCATCTGAGTTTCATCAGGTAACGCTTCTAGTACTGGCATATTCTCTATTACCGCACCGTAGTAATTGGTTCCCAGTGTATGTGCTGGATTCCATAAGTCATAATCTATCTCATCATCACTTAAAGCAAATTTAGTAATGTTCAGTTGACCACCACCTGCTAAAATTTCACGACCTTTATTTGTTAATATTGCATCTACTGTTACAGTAGAATTATCTAAATACCCCATTTGTTTGTTTTTTTATATAAATATATCGTTTTTTACTTTTCCTAAACTATTTGAAAATTTCCATCAATTCCTGGATCAATTGTCAATTGTGTACCTCCTCCTACAGTGACTTGTACTACTGGACCTCTATCTACAGTGTCTGGACTATCAACATTAAAATCAGCGGAACTCATTTTACACCCATTGTATCTAGCGTTTCTCATACCATAACTATCTTGTAAGTGAAAATCTTGAACCTCAGCTCTATAGTTTAAACATTGCACAGACAAACTCTTTATGGATACACTACCAGCAGCTACAAAATCTGTCGTTAAATCAAATATTAACCATGGACCAGTTGCTTTTGTAATGTAAGAAACCTTATCAGTTATACCAGGATAAACTAAAGATGCGCTCAAACTCGAACCTGCATCTCCAAAATAAATATCAAAGTAGGGTTCAGTAAAATTGTAAGTAGAGTAGTTTGCATCAAATTCTATGTCTATTTTATACAATCTATCATAAGATAAAGGATTGTCTTGTTTGTAGAAAAAGGCTGGTAACTGTACTCTGGACACTATGAAGTTTTCTAATCCATTGTAAAATTGTAAACCATACGATCCCGATAAACTCCAGTAATAAGTACTGTTGAAGCTTACAGAGGACCCATAACTACCATCATAAAGATGTTGAATACGCATTCCATATGTTGAAGTCCAATCATTATCAAATATGTTACTAGAGGCAGTATATAATGTTTTGTAAGCTACATTACTTGATGAGTGATACAATTTAGCATTTGTGAAAGCATTACTTCCATACAAATCTATATCGTATATGTTATTAGTTACATTAGCTATCCCACTTAATCTACTACCCATTATAATTGGACTAAGTGGCTCATAGTAATCATACCTACTACTAGTTATCATGTAGTTTGCTGATTGAGATACACCACTACCACTAGTTGCATAGGTCATGAATATGTATTGAGAACCTTCTGCTACTAAATCTCTACCATAACTCGTTAACCTGGTATTGATAGGGCTAGTCAAACTATCTCCACCAGTCAAGCCATCATATATTTGAGTATTGTTAAATTCTTTTGCAACACCAGTTAAGCCTGCTAGAGTGGTTAGTGTAGTTCCTGCAAGGATTGTCATATCATATGCTTGAGGTGCTAACAAGTCTTCTACCATTTGTAAACCTGCAGGTTCTTGTCCTGCTATACTTATCGCTTGCTCTTCTCCACCTACAAACAGAAAATCTAAGTTGGATTTTATGACAGCTTCTGGAACGTACCCTGTTGATGTTCTGAAAGGATCACCATCTCCGTCAAGTATAGCACCACCAACTGTTGCAGTATTTTCTGGAATTATTATGGATGCTGTATACTGTAAGTCTTCTGTTGATGGATTGCGTGTTAACGTTGCCACCTTCGATCTATGCAATATATCAGACTCTATTACTAAGCCAGTCTGTAGATTTGCTCTATATGGAACAAAACTCTTAATTAAGTTAAATAGGGATGAATCAAAGTGTTGAAGTAGTCTTATATAATTTTGAGGATTGTTACGAGCTCTAAATTTTTTACCATACTCTACTTGTAACTTTTCTAACTCAGGATAGTAGTCTGAGTTTCTGTGTGCTGGATCTCCTATATAATCATCAATACTTAATCCACCAAATTGCTCAGCTATGTCTTGATTGTACTCATTTACCGGTGACAAGAATACTCCTAATCGTGAACTCTCCACAGGAAAGTTGTCACTTAAAGGTCTCTCAACTTTTACATTTCTATATAATACACTATCTCCAACAAGAACACTCTCATCAATACGAATCTTATTACTTAAACTTCTATTTCCACCTAAATCTGGCCATTCAGTAGAGTGAATCTCCACAATAGGTTCATACATAGGTTCCCTCAATCCAACAAATAAAGCTGACTTAGGTGTTCCAGAATAGAACGTGTTTATATCTTGATTAGGATGTTGAGAATTGTAGCTTGTAGTAGCTTGATAATTTATTTTTTTATTGTCTGATCCTAAACACAATCTGAAAGCTAGGTCATAAAAACTTGAAGTACTACCTGTAAAAATATCAACGTTGTTACCTTGATAACTAGTAGGAGCCAGAGCGTGATTATCTAATATATTATCTCTTAAAGCCGTTGTCCAGTATCTAAATTCTTGAACACTTCCAGAAAGCAATGTTATAGATTCTGATTGTGCAAATGTGTATGAAGAAGATCCTGGAATCCATAAAGTTCCTGGAGTTGTATAACTTGTATTGTATGAAGCACTTAATGCTCCATCAATGCTTATAGAAGCTGTCTGCGTAGACACAACCTTCTCATACTTAGTTTTTTTAACTACTAATGTATATTGTTGTTGTATAGAAGCTGTATCATCTTCCGTCTCTCTTCGAAGTGTTATACTATGAAAAGTTCCATCATATATTGACGAACTTACACTAGCTGTTAACCAACCATTAGTACCATTCAAGAAAAATCCTATATAATCTCCACTTCCACTTTTAAAAGCTTTAATTTGCCATTGATTTGGCACTTCCATGATTCGCTGTTCATTATAGAAGTTTTTAACCATCTTTGCTCGTATTTGTGTCGAGTTTGGATATTGGTTATTCTCTGATAATGTTTGCCATGGAATGGATAGAGTTTCTGTAGGATCAACATAGCTATAAGAAGCTGTACCATATGATCCTACACTATATAGGTTAGGTGCTTCATAGCCTCCATAACCTACTTGTAAAGCGTAATTAAAGCGCTCATGAACGAAATCAGTTTTTGTAGTAAACTCAGGCTCAGCACCACCATACTCTCTTATTCGCAATATTGTTTGAGGAATACCAAAGCAGTTTATCAAAGCTCGTAAACCTCTATCTGTTCCTTTTGTTTTCAGCAAGTAAGGTAAGTTATTTACAATACGTTTCCATACTTCTTTTGTTTTATCCTCTAAGGTTGTGCCATAGTTTGAATTGACAGAGCCTGTTGCATCTGTTCCCAACACATAGCTCCATAAATCCTCTAAGGTATTACCATTTTCAAAATCTAATCCTAAGTTTTTAGAAACATGGTAAATTAAATCCTTACTAAATCCTTCGAAGATGGACTGTTGTCTATCTGTTAAATCAGATAAACCTTTAACATAACCAAAAATAAGATCATAATAGTGACCTATCATGTTTACAAACAAAACATAATCTCCGTTGTTTGCATCTAATTGAACATGAGAAGGTATTAACTTTTGTAAGGAATTTGGATTGTTTTGATCAAACAAACTAGCTGATGTAAGAATTCCGTCAAACCATTCTTCAGCTTGTGAAGAGGTAGTTGAGTAATTAACATAAGGTTTAGCATTGTTTGTTTTTGGCCATGTTGATGGATAGAATTCTCCATAACTACTAGTTTCATAGCTACTTGAGTTGTAGTACAAATACTTTTCATATCCATCAAAGCTTCCCAATAAAGCTGATCGCTTAGTTTGAGCATCTATGATGTTTGATTGGAAATAAGTGCTCCCAGTTACGCTACTACTAACAAGTCCTGTAAGATTTGTTGTTAAATCCTCAATTCGAGCTGTATAACTCTCTAGTAATTGTAATTTATATTTAAAGTTATGTAGTCGTTCTGTAGCCGATCCAAAGTGTATAAAGTTATCAAACTTTTTATAATCTATATTCAGATTTATACCTTCAACAAGAGAACCACTAAGCAGTTTATTAACTATATCTTGAGATGTTTGAGTGTTTGTAGACAACAAGTCATCCCAATCTTTGTAACTATCAGATGCACCAGATCTACTCATGTCAACAGCATCCCAATTAGGTCCTGCTATTCGAACCTGAGTTGGTTTTCTCTTTGGTGGAATGATAGTAATATTGTCAGTAAAGCTATCACTCACTTGTTGAGTTAACCACAACAAGTCTCCAATCACTATGCTTGCAGGTGCTGGTGAGCTTAGTTTGAATATTATACTATAAGGTGTTGTGGAGTATGTGAATTTATCTTGTACGTAGTCAAAAACTCTTAGTTGAGTGTTTGCATTTTTGTATAAGAATAAATTAGTTAGTACTTGTTTTTTTGGTAAACTAAAAAAGCCTTGCTCAAAAAAAGAAAGAAAGGTTGTGTTAACAAATGCTGTTGAGTTTACTGGAACAACTCTAATCTCAAGTCCATCAGCACTTACCTCTTGAATGTATAACTTATGTGTGTCTCCAGATCCTAATAAGTTTCTATTAAACTTATATTCAACTTTGTAACGACCTGATATATAACCTAAGTCAGTTAAATCTTTTTCTGGATCAAAGGTTACATTGCTTGCACTTTTTGTAAAGCTAGCAACTCTATAATTAGTTTCAATATACTGATTTGCAGCATTATATATATCTAATTGTACTGTGTCGTTTGGATAAGATACGGAGTTACTACCGTAAGAACCAAAAAGTGGTACGCTAGTGTTGTTATTGTTAGTTGGATCAGCCACGTATTTTTTATATAAATATTACGTGATATATTTTATTAGTGTTAATAAATTGCTACAAGCCTGACGATTGCTGGTTAAGATCCTCACTATAGCCTAATTGCTGACTAGAACCCATGTTAGCTTCTCCTTCAGAAGCATCTCGTATGTTTAATGTCAATCTAGTATTAACCTCAGCAATATAGGTTGCCAAGTCTTTAGACAATATAAAAGGACTAGCTGGTTTTATAGGATCAGGAAGTGTTCCTGGATTTACTAAATAATCTCTTTCGTAGTTAAAATCTGTTCTTACTGCGCTATTGAAAGCATTTGGTACATTGTATTTTGCTTTTTGTAGTCCAAGAACTGTTCTGTTGGCAGGTGGAAGAGAATAAGTTGCGTACTTATCTGATATCTCAATTTCATTAGGTCCTAATAAGAATTTCATTTTAGTAATAGCACTTCTTGAGTTACCATATTCAGCAAGTCTAGCACTAACTCCAGTACTTTGACCCATCTCGTTTGAGTATATAGTATCACCAGTCCAACCTTTTAACTCTGGACTCATATCATATATAATATCTGACTTATGTTTGAATGCTACTGTAATATTTACCGACCTAGTCTTAAACGGTACTATTATGTTTTTTCCTACTCCAAACATAGCTGCAGCTCCGTACTCCTCTACCGATCGCTTTTGTACACTGGGAACGTCAGGGAAAGTATTAGTAAAATCAAGTAAACCAGTATTACCGCTTGCTGGTTCTGTAAATAAAGGTAATAGGGCATCTGTGGTTGTGTAAGTCTGACCAAACACTGTTATGGGATTGTGATTTGGTTGCACAAATAAAAATAAAGGTAATAGAGATAGTGGAAAATAAACCTTCTCTTTTATAGCCCACACATCAGTCTCGTTTGGACCATTAATAGTTTCTGTTTTTAATACCCTACCAAACTCATCATAATAATCTAGTGTAATAGATACCTGATCATCTACGATAGGTGTTATTTCAATTGGACTGTCTGGTAGCACCTTATACTTCTTATTACCCAATCCCTTAGCTCTAACTTCCGGAAATGCTAAATTTCTTGTTTGATAAAACCTATCATATAAGTGTTCAGTATCACCTATGTAATAGTTGAAGGTTTGGTCTCCATCAGCAGTCTTTAATTTTATCTTATAACCAGTTATGCCAGCTCCCACATAGGCAAAAAATTGGGATGTTGTATACTTTACCCCATACACAGCTCCATCTATAAAATCAGCAGCTTCAGACAAGTCTACCACTTGACTCATGAACGCATTAGGTTTGCCATTAAACTTTATAAACTTTAATTTATCTCTTGTAAAGTAGGTGCTTGTATTACTTGCAAATTCAGAGTTTAGACCAATAGTGCTTTGATTTTTATTCCACGTATCCATCCAAGCAGTACCTGGAAAGAATGCTGCTTGCCTATAATTGCCAGTAAAGTAATCCTCGTTATTTACTATGTTTGGTATAAAAGACCCAATCCAAGCAGTGTCATAACCTAGTCCATCAATATTTGTTTTAACTCCAGGTTGTTGGAATGTTGGTTGTTCTCTCCATCTTCGTTGATACAATGGGTGAAATAGAAATCCTGAATCTCCTGAGCAAAAGTAGAAGTCTGCTGGTATATTTAGTGGTGTTGTTTTAGAGAGGTCTTCTCCCCCTTCCTCAGATTTATTATATAGCACATCTTGTGACCATATTATCATTCCTCCCAACTTAAAACTTCCATACACATTATTTAAAGTTGACTGCTGTAAAAAGGGTGAAGTAATAATCTCAGGATCACCTTGCCATCCATCTAAACCTCCCTCACCATCTCCATTTAGTATAAGATTTTTATACATTTTTGGATGTGCAAGAGGATCAATTACATTAATATCTATAGGCTCTGTTTCTATAGTTCCAAATCTGTTTGAAATTTCACAAACATACCTTCCTGTTAAACCAGCCTTACTATCAGAACTCTGTATTAATATACTGTTAACTCCTAAACCATTGTTAAGTTTATTAAGCTCATATAGATGAGAGTCATCTCTTTTCCAAATATAACTTAGATTTGATATGTCACTAAAATCATTAACATTAGATGGATCCATCACCCTAAAACCAAAACTAAACTCTGTACCTTCTAACACATTAACAGTATTAAAGGTTGGTTTTATAGTTTGATATCTTGGTACTCCTCTTTGTACACCTTCAATCCAAGTTGTTTGTATAAAGTTTTTCAAGGGTTGTGATACGATCACTGGACCTTGTGGATTAATAGGCATTAAAGAAAAGTCTCCAGCTCTAAGAGCCTTATCTTCACTATAGGGTTTAAGGGTTACAGTCTTTGTCATATTACTCTATAATAGATATTGAGATTTTAATTAAATTCCTTATTACGGATTTGTTGTATCATATCCAGCCTGAGTAGTAGTTACTGTTGTTGTTCCAGTACCTTCTATTACTGATGGAGTAGTTTGTATATGTGGTTTATAAGTTCCTCTAAAGGAATCTTGTACTGGTGGATAAGAGATTTCATATTGAGCTCCGTTTTTATCAGTACCATAGTTTGGTGTACCTACTCTATCTATAGAACTCTCATACTCTGTAGATTTTACTACTGCTAAGGATAATTGACTTGTTGGATTTCTCAGAAGATTGAGATGTGCTGGTTTGTCTGTTTGATCTGGTACTGTAACATATCTAACTGTTTGATTAGTGTATGTTGGATTTCCAAAACGATCTATATTTCCAGTTGCAACCTGTACTGTTTTGGTTTTTATTGGTCCTAAATTTACACCATACTCATTAATAAAAGAACCACCATACACTCCTATTGTATAACCTGCTGCTTCGGCATCTAATATTGCTTGTGTTAAGGCAGGTTCAGAAAGGTCATATGATATAAAATCCTTATTCAAATCTATTTCTATTTTACTCTTGTCTGCAAAGAAAGCCTCTATAGCTGTATTGCTTGGAGGATTTTTTCTGGTATAGGCATAATTTACTAACGAGCTAGAATAGTTTGATAATATAGTTGTCGAAAAGGGTGTTGATAATTTTGGTAAGGCACTTGAACCACTTAGTTGGTAAACTATAGCGTCTTCGATAGGTTTTATAACACTTTTAAGATTTCTACGATAAGCTATATTAGTAGGTAAACTCACCTTACTTCCAATTCCTAAGTTAGCATACAATGTATCTAAGCATTTAGTAGGCTCATCTATATAAGAGATGGATCCTGTATATATTGGATATCTCAATCCACCTAAAGTGGTGGCAGTACTCATTAATAGGCTTTTAGGTAATCTACAAACTAAAACACCAGAACTATCGATACTATATTCTAAATCAAAAGATCCGGCTCCTTCACCTGGGAATAGATTTACATCTCGGGATAATGTTATCCTCTTGTTCAGAGGATTTTCAAAATCCATAGTCAAATAATAACTTTGTAATTGTGTAGCACTTAGAGGCATTAAATTAATAAATTCTGTAGAGCTTTTTCGATACCCTACACTATCTGTTAATAAATTTGTTGCTGCTACTCCACTTCCAGAAGCCACAAAATACAATAGATATCTAGATTTTCCTATCCACTCAGCAATATTGCCATTTTCACTTTTTGGAGTTCTTATCTTATTAGCATCACCATATCTAAGAAATAATTGATTACCATCAATAGTCATATCATGTGTTTCAAAAACACGTTGTATAGATTCTGTTGCTGAAGGTAAAGGTGTTACGTTGCCAAACTTAGCAAAGTTAGGTACCTTAGACCAATTATCCGTAAATATTATCAAATCCGGTCTGTAAGTGTACCCTAAATAGTTGCGGAAATCAAACATTTGACTAGCTTGCTCAGCGTTATCTTTTCGCATTGTAGGAGTTGTCTCCACTATTATATTATCCCTTCTCTTGAAAGGAAAAATGTCACTAGCATCAACAGCTAGGTCTGCAGTCTTTGCTGCGATTGAACTTGGATTATAAGAACTAAACACAAGCTCTATTCGATCGTCAACATTGAATTGGTAAGATTCATTTAGTTGGACAGTATTATCAGAGTACATTTTAAACTGTGCTCTCAACTCTCTTCCTAGAATGTTATTTGGATCATAAGGTCTTGCAAAGCTGATTAAACCACTATCAACTGTAGAAGGTGCTGTATTATTCTTTTTTAAAGTTATATCTGTATAGTACTTTGTTTCTTGTGGTTTTTGAGTTAGTATAGGAATTAATGATAAGTTTAAGGCTGTTATCATACCTCGAGGTTCATTCATAGTAGGCAAAACCTCTTTATATGGTTTATCTTTTGCTTTCGGATCCCCCAGTTGT